CTTAGAAAATATTCTTTGCTTAGATATTATGAAAAACAAGGATTAGATACTAAATTTATTTATGATACTTCAGTTGATGAATTTCATGCTAATGAAGAACAGCAGAAGTTTGATAATTATACTGAACAAGATATTGTATCAATGGTTGAATCCAGTTTAGTTATCAATCCTACGATGAAATATTGTACAAATACTCTTACTACAGAAGTTCAAGCAGCTGATGGTGGTATTGAATTGATTGAAGATTTAATGAAAATTCCCGATGTGGGATTACCATTAAATAACAATGGATTAAATACAGTTACAAGAGGTGCGAGAAAAGGTTGTTTATATATGAGGTCTTTGGTTCAAGGTCAAGGAAAGACTCGTTTTGCCGCTGGAGATGCCTGTAAAATGGCAGTGCCTTATATATATGATGTTAAGAAGAAAAAATATATCTATACAGGATTATCTGAACCTACTCTTTATATTACGACTGAGATGCCTGTTGATGAAATTCAGACAATTCTTTATGCAGCTATTAGTAAAGTAAATGAAGAACATATACTTTATGGCACGTATGAAAAAGGTGAACTCAAAAGAGTAAAACAGGCTATTGAATATATTGAATCAAGTCCTTTATATATAGTTCATATACCAGATTTTTCTATTGAAGATATTAAAAATATAATTAAAAAATATAATAGAGAATTTGGTGTAGAGTATTTTTTCTTTGATTATATCAGCACTTCATTGAGACTTATGTCTGAAGTTAATGGTAAATCAAGAATGGGACTAAAAGAACATCAGTTGTTACTTGTATTTGCGACAGAGCTTAAAACAATTGCACAACAACTTGATGTATTTATTTTTACAGCTTCTCAGCTTAATGGTGAAGCACAAATGGCTACATATAAAGACCAAAATCTTCTTGCTGGAAGTAAGGCTCTCGCTAATAAATTGGATGTAGGTATTATTTCTATGAGACCTAGCAGGTCAGAACAGGATAAGCTTGAGAGTATTCTTCAAAGAAAATTTAATATTCCTATGCCTGATATTGGACATTGGGTATATAAGGTGAGAAGAGGAAGACTGACTCATATTATTATTTGGAGTAAGACTAATCTTGGTACGATGGACGAAGAAGCATTATTTGTAACCGATTTTGATTTTAATCTTATTGATATTGATTTTACTCAGATTGAACAGGTAGAAGCAAAGATTCAAGAACATTCTGTATTAGCAAGCAGAGTAGAAGATGCACCAGTTGAAGAAGATGATGATGAACCAGTACAGACTAAAGCAGCATTTGATTGGTAAGGAGGGATTGTAATGCCATATTTAGATAAGGATGCAATTCTTAATTCACTTACTAAAGAAGATATAATTAAAATTTGTACTGAGATGGGAAGTCCTGAGTATAAAGAGGATTCTCAGGGGAATTTACTTTTTTCGACAGCAATTTGCCATGGTGGTGATAGTCCTCATAAACTAATCTATTATACTAATTCTCACCTGTTCCATTGCTACACCTGTTCAGATAGTTATGGAATAATCGAACTGGTAATTCGTGCATCAAGATTAAAAGGGCAGAATCTTACATGGTTTAAAGCTCTGGCTAAAATAGCGCAGATAACTGGTAAATCATATGAAGGGACTCCAGAAGAACCTACAAAAACTATTACAGATTTTGAATGGATTAATAGATTAAATTCAATTAAAAAGAATACTAAAAATATTCCTAACTTAACAGAGATTAATGAGAATATATTAGAAATATTCTGGTATGTTCCTTATCAAGGATGGTTGGATGAACATATAAGTCGTGAAGCTTTATCGAGATTTGAAATTGGTTACTATGGATTAACAAATCAGATTACCATTCCTCATAGAGATATAAACGGAAGATTAATTGGAATTAGAGGAAGATATTTGAGTGATTATGATGCACAAGTTTTTGGCAAATATGTTCCTTTATATATAAATGGAGAATTTTTAAGTCATCAGTTGGGAAGTAATCTATATGGTTTGCATGTAGTTAAAGATAAAATAAAACAATGCAAAAAGATTATGCTCGTAGAAGCAGAAAAATCTGTGTTACAAGCTTATTCTTATTTTAGAGATGATAGCTTTGTAGTTGGATTATGTGGTTTCAATATTACTTTTACTCAGATTAAGATTATGCTTAAGGAATTAAAAGTCGAAGAAGTAATAGTTGGATTTGACAGAGATTATGAGGAAGCAGATTCATTTGAAGCTACTGCTTATTATCAAAAGATAATTAAAAAGGTAGCTCCTTTAGTACCTTACTGTAGGGTTTATCTTGTATTAGATAAAAAAGATAGACTTGGATATAAGGATTCTCCTACAGATAAAGGAAAGGACACATTGATTGAACTAATGAAAGAAAAAATATTAATAACTATGGAAGATGTTAATGAGGCGTTAGGAAAAACATGACAAATAGAGATTTATTATTGGATTATGGATATGATGATGTAATCATATTTGATAATCCATCTTATGAAGGAGCTTTGATTGGAATTACATGGGACAATCAAGCAGTATATGATTATGATTTAATGATTGAATCATTGATGAAAGAAGATAATATGACTGCGGAAGAAGCCGCTGACTTTATTAGTTATAACGCTTCTTATCGCCAAGGTCATGAATATCCTATTATTATAAATAACTTAAAGAGATGGGAGGAAATATGATTAGATATGTATAATTATATGACAGAAGGTGAATATCTAAAGGATTATGTCCGTCCTGTTACAGAAGAAGATAGAAATAAATTACCGACTTATTCACATTCAAAATTAGAGGTATATGAAAATTGTCCTTATAGATATGGATTACAGTATGAACAGGGTAAAAGGTCAGATGAAACAACATTAGCGCTTGAACTTGGAACTGTTTGCCATAAAGTATATGAGACCGCTTCTCAAATGTGGAAAGAAGGAATAGTTAATTATAACGATTTAAAATTCTTACTTGAATATGGTGATACTGATGAAAAAATATCTGGTATTAAAGATTTAAGTAAAAAATATTTTGAAGAATGGTATGAACCAGATTCAGAAGGACATACATATGGTTGGAAAATGGGACAATTTGACAAAGGATTACATAAATACATAGGTAGTTTTAATTATAATGAGTGGATTCCTTTTAAAGAAGAATATGATTTTGAATTTGTTTTTAATAATAGAGCAATTATTCATGGATTTATTGATGCAATTTTAATTAACACTGAAGGCGATATGAAGTGTATTGATTATAAAACTTCAAAAAAGCCTTTTCCAGATAATAAAATTCCAACCAGCCAACAATTTAGTATTTATTGTATGGGGATGTTGAATGATTTTGGTAAACTCCCTGTTCAATGTGATTATAAATTTATTTTACTAAATCAAGAGCAGAACGCATTGACTACAGGATTTGCTAAAAGGATTGTTAAGAAATTAAATACTGTATTAGATAATATTGATAAAAATGGTGAGAGTGGAGTTTATATACCTAGCCCTACGCCTCTTTGTGCATGGTGCAATTATTCGCCTACAAATCCTAAAGCTATTCAATACAAAGGTGAATGTGAATATTATAGTCTCTGGACACCGACAGAAAAACGTTGGGATGTTAATAAGCGTTTCAATGTACTTGACTTGACAAATAATAAACAAGTAAATAATATAGAAGATGATAGTAAAGAAAAGAAACAGAGGAAATTAATTTTTTAAAGCGAGGTAATATGAGTTATTATAGTCTGCATTGTCATACGGAATACTCAAACATTCGTTTTCTCGACAGTACAAATAAACTAAAAGATTTAATTGATACAGCCATTTCTTTAAATTTAAAAGGAGTGGCTGTATCAGATCATGAAGCTCTTTGTGGATGGATTAAAGCAATTCAAATTCAGAAGAAACTTAAAGAACAAGGTTCTGATTTTCGAATATTTTTAGGAGATGAAATTTATCTAGTCGATTCAATAGAAGATGTTAGAGATAACTATATTCCTAGACAAACAAAATTTTATCATTTTATTTTAATCGCTAAAGATGAAATTGGCGGTAAACAAATTCGGCAAATTAGTTCTCAAGCATGGGATAACAGTTTTTATACTGGTAAAATGTGTAGAACTCCTATTGCAAAACATCAACTTGAAAATATTATAGGAGATGAAAAAGGACATATAATTGCACAGAGCGCATGTATCGGATCAGAGTTAGCATATTGGATACTTCAAGATAATCCTGTTAAATGTTTAGAATTTATTGATTGGTGTCAAGATATATTCTTACCTGAGAATTTTTATTTAGAAATGCAACCTAACGATTGTGATGAACAGGTTAAAGTAAATCAGGTAATAATTAAAATAAGTGAACAATTAGATATCCCTTACATTATAACAACCGATGCTCATTATTTATCTGCTGACCAAAGAGATGTTCATACTGCTTATTTAAATAGTAGAGAAGAAGATAGTCGTGAGACGGGAGAATTTTATAGAACATGTTATCTTATGGATGCGGAAGAAATTCATCAATGGATGGATAAACAAATTGGTGCAGATAAAGTTGGTATTGCTTTAGATAATACTTGTAAGATTGCTGATAAGATTGAATTTTTTGATTTGAATCATACTCAAATTGTGCCTAAAGTACCTATTCCAGAATTTAAAATGAAACATTCTTTTTCAGAAGTTTATGATGAATGCGAGTATATAAAAAAATTTGCTTATTCAGACGATATTCATGATAGGTATTTTTTATATTTAATTGAAAAAGGGTGGTTGGAAAAAGAGTATAATGAAGATTTATCTAAAGAAGAAATAAATAAAATGCTGCATCGTATTGATGTAGAATTAAAAGCTGTGTGGTTATCTAGTGAAAATATACATGATAAAATTTCAAATTATTATATTACTGCATTATTTATTGAACAAAAAATAATGTGGGAAGATGCAGAATCTTTGGTAGGTGTATCTAGAGGTTCAATTGCATCTTTTTATACAGCTTATTTGATAGGTCTTCAGCAGATAAACTCTTACAAACAAAATATTCCATATTGGAGACACCTTAAATAATAATATTTTCCTAAGTTTACTTGCCTTATGAAACGAGGTGAGTATATTGAATGAAATAGATTTGAAAATGATTACCATGAAAGAGCTTGGTTTTAGTAGTACAGAAATTGCACAAATGTTTGGACGAAGTAAAAGTTCTGTTGTTTGTGATGTGCGTAATCAAACCGAGCAAAAGACTGATAGAAGAATTCGAACAATTGATGATTTGTTTTTCCATAATATCGACTCTGAAGCTAAAGCTTATACATTAGGTTTTATGATGGCTGATGGATGTATATGTGGCAAAAGATTAGAAATAGTATTGCAGGAATGTGATAAATATATTTTACAATTTTTCTTAAATGTAATGCATAGTAATACACCATTAAAAAAGATTATTGCTGAAGATAAAATCTATTATAGTTTTACAGTACAAAGTGAACAAATAATTTCTGACTTAAACAGACTAAACGTTACAGAAAGAAAATCTCTTACATTAAATCCTCCACCAGATTCTTTGATTCCTGATAAATTATGTCATCATATGATAAGAGGGTTTTATGATGGAAATGGAAGTATTTGGTTTGATAAATCTTCTGAGAATTATTCTATGAATATTGTATCAACTAAACAAATGCTTGAATATTGTAGGAATAAAATGAATTGGAAACATAATACAATTCGTTTAGCAAATAAAGATGGAGCATCTTCTGTGTTTAGAATGGATTATGGAGGCAATAATACAGTAGGCGATAATTTAGAAAAATTATATTATGATGCTACTATATACTTAACACGAAAATACAATAAATATATAGATTGTCAAAATAGAAGATTGGGAAAGTAAATAAGGAAATATTATTAAGGGCTGTGCTTTGGTAACAAAGCATTGCGTAACTGGTGAACTTTTATCTAAAAGGTGTATATTCAACGCAGTTAGTAAATACAGGAAATGGTATTGAATGAATATGCTAACAGGGAAAGTCTAAGTTTGAAAAAATACGATAATCCTGTGCCAAGCTTGTTTTATAACAAGAAGGTCAAACGACTATTATGTAGGGTGGAGATAGATACCATTCGAAGCGCCAGTTCTCCTTATATAAGGAGTGAGATATAGTCTAGCCTTTATAGAAATATAAAGTATAAGCGACATGAAAGTAGACCAGAAATGCCTAAGTAACATTGGGCTTTGGTGATGAACCGTGCCAACGGGTGTGCAGTTTTAAACTGTGCTAACGGTATCAGTTAAATAAGCAAAGACGAATACACTGACTAAGAGAGCCTACGGTCTTTCGTAAGATAGCAGGTAATACCGTGCGAAATAATTATCTGCTCTATAACTTCTAAAAAGGAGAAAATTATATGAATGGAGATTATAGAGTAATTGAATTAACTAATAATATCAATAATAAAAAATATATTTTAATTACACAATCAGACCTTAAAGATGAATATTTTAAAGATGAAATAGTAAAAAGATTAATTACTATTGCCCTTCCAGAAAATGTATCAAAAGAAGTATTGATATCTGGTACTAAAGAAGAATGTTATCAATATTATAATCAGTATAGAAGTGATAATAGAGTTATATATAATCCTGAATATTACAATATTCCAGAATCACAATCTGAAATTGAAGATTATCAATTATATATTGATAAAATAAATAAAGAAAACTATAAACAATGGAGGTGTAATAATAATTATAAATATCAGACAGAACTTTTTAGACAACGACAAAGTATGTATTCTAAAGGTGAAAATAATCCAATGTATGGCAAGAAACATTCTGAAGAAACTAAAAAGAAAATGTCCGAAAATCGTAAAGGTCTTACTTGTGGAAAAAAGAATGGTAATTATGGTAACACAGGGGAAAAAGCAAAAAATGGGAAGCCTGTTTATCAATATGAAGATTCTGATATGACTAAATTGGTTCATAAATTTAATACTATGGAACTTGCTTTAGAGTATTTAGGATTAAAAGGTCATTCAGGAATAATAAAAGCAATTAAAAATAAAGAATTATATAAAGGATATTATTGGAGCAGATAAGGAAACGTGTAACGACTATTCCGTAAGGAAGTACAATCAGAGATAGGCACTGATTGGAAGTGTCACCACTAGCACTATTAGTGCTAGGAGAGATAGTCTAGACCCGCTGTTAAATCAGCGTTAAAGTACCAAGAAATTGGGGGTGTGACAGGATGTCGATATTGATTCAGAAAAATCTAAAAGACAAGCTATCATTGAAGCAACAAGAAAAAATTTTGGTGAGGACAAGGTTTTAAATATTTGCGCATTTAGAACAGAGGGAGCAAAATCAGCTATTTTAACTAGCGCTAGAGGATTGGGAGTTAGTAATGATGAAGCCCAATATATTGCAAGTTTAATTCCTTCTGTGCGTGGAAAATTAACACCGCTTTCTGTAATGGTATATGGAGATGAAGATAATAAACCAAATGTAGAATTTATTAATGAATGTAAGAAATATGATAGATTAATTGAAACGGCATTAAGTATTGAAGGAATGGTTTGTGGAAGAACAATTCATGCATCAGGAGTTATTATTTTTGAGAATCCTTATTATGAATTAAATTGTATGATGAAAGCCACTAATGGGCAACCAACAACCCAATGGGACATGGATGATTCAACATATGCTGGTGGATTAAAATATGATTATTTAACAATAAATAATCTTGATGCTATGCATCAATGTATGAATTTGTTAGTTGAATATGGTTATATTGATTGGCAAGGTTCATTATTAAAAACTTATAATAAATATTTTCATCCAGATGTATTAGATTATTCTTCTGAAAAAATGTGGGAAATGGCTGAAAATCATGAGATAGTAAATCTTTTTCAATTTATGACTGATGTTGGTGCTCAAGCTGTAAAAAAAATTAAACCACGTTCACTTACAGAACTTGGTGTTGCTAATGCAGTTATGCGTCTTATGAGCGGAGAATCTGGTGGGGAACAGCCTCTTGATATATATGTTAAATATAAGAATAATATTCAAGAATGGTATGATGTAATGGATAAATACCATCTGACCACAGAAGAAAAAGACATAATAAAAAAATATCTTGAACATGCTTCTGGTATGTCTACTATGCAAGAAGATGTTATGAATCTTTCAATGGATAAAAATATTTCTAACTATTCGATGAAAGAAGCAAATGTTCTTAGAAAACTAATTGCAAAAAAGAAAGTTGCTCTTCATAAACAGGCAGAAGAAAACTTTTATAAAAAGGGTTTAGAAAATGGAACATCTCAAAATATGTTGGATTATGTATGGAAAGAGTGTGTTAAACCTCAGTTGCAATATTCATTTTCTCTCCCTCATATCCTTGGATATTCAACAATTGCTGTTCAAGAAATGAATATGGCATATAAATATCCTATTATTTATTGGAATTGTGCTAATCTTATTGTTGATAGTATGTCTGATGAAGAGCTTGATGGCAGCACAAATTACGGTAAAGTAGGTATTGCAATTAATAATATGATTCAATCTGGTATTAATGTAACTCCCCCTTTAATTAATGAAGCTGGGTTTGGATTTACTCCAGATGAAAAAAATAATCGTATTATCTTTGCATTAAAAGCTATGAATGGTATTGGAGATGACATCGCTCAATCAATTATTCAAAATCGTCCTTTTAAATCTATGGAAGATTTTGCTACAAGAATGATTGATACAAAGATTATTAAAAACTCACAAATG